TTTGAAAGCAAAGAAGTAGATTTAGCCATAAGTTAATCCTCCTCTTATGCCAAGTTGTATTTAGCAGTTGTGATTGCTTCTGGACGAAGAATCTTTCTGCCGTATAGGTGCATACCACGAACAATGTCAGCAAAGCTGTCAGGGTCACGATATGTTTCAGTCTTACTGATCTGCTCTGCAGTTGCTACTGCTGAGTCATGACCACCAACAATGATACCTGCATTAGATGACTGTGCAGTTCCATCTACAGTATCTGCACCTGTACCTAGTGAAGGTAGGTTAGAAGACTGATAGATACGGAAGCCATGCAAGTTGTTGATGACTAGACCATTACGTAGACCACCTGATTCACCAAAGTCTGCGTTTAGAAGACGTGAATCTTCGTCACGTAGAATTTCCATGAATACTGGATCAACTACAAGCCATCTACCGTTTTTATCAACTTGTTGTTGATCAAGTAGACGAGCCATACGAGCTACGATCATGTTAGGTGATACGTAACCACTTGGTAGGTCTGTTGCACCTGGTAGACGAGCACCAACAGGAATAGAGTCACCTGTTGAACCTGCTGTATCTAAGTTACCAAAGTTTGGACGAGTTAGTTTCATTGAAGAAAGCAATTCGTCATTACCTGCAGTTGTAACAGCTTTTACACCGTTAACATCAGAAGCTAAGTCACGTTCATCATCTGCTGCTGTGTGCAGAGTTGTTTGTTTGTAACCTGCTAGGTAACCTAGAACTTCTTGGTCATGCTGATCAGCCAAACGGTATGCCGCACGGTTGGTAGCAAGGTCCATGAAGTTTACGTGTGAGTGGGCTTCTTCGATATCGTCGATCTTGAAGGCATAATAGTTAGCCTTATCAACGACTAGAGAGAAATCCTCATCGTCCAAATCTTGTGCTGTGATCTGTGTACCACGAGCATAAGAGCTGACCGAAATCTCAGGTTCTTTGATGATACGCACTGTATCACCTTGGGCACTGATCTCACCGAAATAATCAGAGTTAGTAATATCACCAACTACTGTGCTCTTTCTAAAGGCGAGCTGCACCTTTTTGGAATAAATGACAGAACTAAAATTACCATTAGGTAAATTTCCGTGTCCCGCCGCCTTTGCGAATGCCATAATTAAATCCTCCTGATATTTGGCTTCGGGTTACAAAGCTAAACACCTGAAAGAGGCTGTTATTTTTCTAGGGTGCAAAAAGTACCCACTTGCGCTAGTGAGTACTTAATGGGCCTATACTTGAACAGGTAGTTCTTTTATGGTTTAGACTTTTATGAAATTGAGTTAAACAAAAGGTAGTCGTAAAGAGGCTTTTGTTATTATACTCATAGTTATACTGTTGATTATTTAATTGTCAACAGCTTATCTGGCACTGCCAGACACATCGTAAACAAATTTACCCGAACGGATAGCTTTGTTAATTTCCTCAGATTTAGCTTCAAACTCTTTGTCTGACATTTTTGCTACATCTGATTCACGAATTACATCATTTGCATCATCTACATCTACAGACGTTTTACTACGTTTTGTAACTGTAGAAGCTGCATCTTTGGCCTTAGCTTTCTTTGCAGTTTTAGTAAGACCTTTATCTACTTTGTACAAATCAATAACACGTACTACTGATGCAGGATCATCTGCATTTTCGTATAGTGCATCTTGTACCCACTTAGGCTGTTCTTCAGCCCAGTTATGGAATTCATCAGAAGCTCTAAGCTCATCAAAATCTTCGTGAGATTTACGAATTTGATTCTCTGCTTTTACTCGTTGTGCTTCTGATTGTGCCTCGTCTAGCTCCTTTAGTCTAGCATCTGCTTTGCTAAACATTTCTTGAGCTTTTTTAGCAGCAATAGTTTCTACAATACCTGCTACGTCTGGATATTGCTTTGCCCACTCTTCGATGTCTTCATCAGACTTAGGAGGAGTGACAGCTTCTTTTTTCATGCGTTTTTCAAAGGCTTCGAACTTTTCGTTCCACTCCTTTTCTTTTTCTTGCATGTGGCGTCTTAGATCACCATATCGTTTTTTAAAAGATTTTTCTTCTGGAGATAACGTTGCTTCTTCAACTTCTGTATCGGTCTCTTCCGCTTTGGTAATTTCTTCTGACTCTTCTTCGTCTTCAAGTTCACCACGTTGTTGAGCTTCAAGTTTCTTTATCTCCTCTTCTTCATCTTCCATACGTTTACGTTTTTTCTCGTAGTTATAGCCTCGATCAACAAACCCTGCTGTCTTTGGTGTTTCTACTTCTGCTAGTTCAGGCATTTACATTCTCCTTATGTTGGGGCCAGCCGTAGCTGGGTAGCCTTATTTTTTCTTACCTGCGAGTCCGCCTTTATTATACTTCCTCGTTTTCTTTTTTGATCTAGGTGCTTTCATTAAGCCGCCTTTTGCAGCACCTTGACCAAAGTCAAAACCTGGTGGTGTCCAACCACCTGTTGGACTGCCAATGCCTTGTGTAGCTTCTTCTGAAGCTTGACTCTGAGCAGCAGTTTGAGTGTCTGACCAGTTTGCTCCATAGTGAGCTTCCATAATTTCAG